GCCTCATCGCGCGTGCGGGCCTGCGGGCCCTGCACGATGGGCGCGGGTGTCGTGCGTTCTTCTTCGCGCTGAATACGCGGAGCGAGGTACGCCGCCTGCCGCCTGATGCGCTGAAGACCGCCGCCGAAAAGCCCTGCCATCAGGCGCCCCCGCCTTGACCGTTCGAGCCGCCTCCGCTGAGCATTTCGCCCAGATCAAACCTGAAGCCGCTGCTCTTGCCCGTCGAGTTAACCAGCATCGGCGTCGAGTTGAGGATGCCGCCGCGCGTCTGAAGCTGGAGCATGAGATTGCGGTATTCTTCCGCCGCCTGACGGTCGAACTCGGCACGCTGCGCAAGCAACCGCGCTTGCTCGATCTCGCGCTCCGTCGCTCCGAACTGCGCCAGCATCGCCGCATCCGAACGCCTGTTCTGCGCATCGCGGAAGCCGACATCCTGCGCGTTCTGGTAGCCCTGATAGCGCAGGTTCGCCATCATGTTGGACTTGTCCATGGTGTTCTGACGCATCAGCTCGGCATCGGCCACGCCATGACGCGAGCCGCCGAACGCCCCCGCCTGCGTTGCACGCGCATTGTTCTGCGCCAGATTGCCCTGCAATGACTGATCGTAATACGCCCCCGCCGCGTCTACCACGTCACGCTCATAGGGGTTGAAATACTTGGAGACGTTGGACGGGTCGTAGGTGTTGTTCGCGATCATGTCGCGCGCGTTCGTCTCGGTCGCAGTCTGCCCCGCCACCATCTGGCCCGTGTAGGGGTTGAACGGTTTCGAGGTGTAGGCATCGACCTGCTGCTGCATCCCGCGCGTCTGGTCAGTCCATTGCTGCTTCGCCCACGGGTTCAGCTCCTGACTGTTCTTCTGCTTCTGCTTCGAGAATGACATCTAAAGCTCCTTCACCAGGGAATGCTCAGGCGTCCACCCGCGCAGTCCCAACACACGTGTCCAGCCCTTGCGGCCTATCATCGTCATCCGGTCGAAGCCCTGCCGTCGCGCCATGTCCGTCACATCGGCCTCCATCTGCATCAGCTCGTCCAGATCGCCCGAGGCCGTGAAGACATGCAGGTCATGAACGATCTGGAGCACGGCAACCGAATTGCCCGACTTGCTCGGCAACAGCATTGCCCGGCCTTCCCGCACCTCATGGGCCAGTTGCTCCCATGTGCATTGGCCATTCGTCCGTTCCAGCGCCCGCTCGATGAGGGGCCGGAACTCCTCAAGCCGGTCTTTCGTTTCTGGCATTGTCCGCCTTGCGCCTTTCCCAGCTCTGAGACGCCCGCGTCTCGCCAAGGTGCTGCTCGTCCCATTCGTCGTCCTTGCAGCGCCCCGCCCTGATCGCGAAATCAGGCTTGAGCCGGCCACAGGTCGGACATTCAACGCGGTTGCTCATGCGGCGTTCTGAGGCGTCACGATGATGGTCGCCGTCTCCCCGTTGGGCGAGCCCGTGCGGACGCCAGCCGTGCTCTGCGTGGTGTAGGCGACACTCACAAGGTCAGTGAGAGACCCGCCGCTTTCATAGCTCGCACCGAACTCGGTTCCGGCGTGCTGGCCCACCGCATTGGCCCACGTCACCGACTTGGCGACGTTGGTGAAGGCCCGGTTGCCCGTGAGGTTGGCCCCGCTGAAACTGTAGCCAAGCACATTCGTCGCGCTCACCACCACGGTTGGCCCCTCATCCCAGCCGCCGCCATCGTTGAACCAGGTGGACAGCGTCACCGCCCCATCATGATAGTAAGACCCGCCGCCCATGGGCTCCGAGACGATGTCGATGGTCCCCGAAAAGGTGAAGGTGTAGATGCCGTTATAGGCGTCCGCACTCACCGACTTGTGCATCACACGGTCAGGATCGCCCACCCCGCCTGCGCTGTCGGTATTGTCCGTCGTTGTCGAGGTCGCGCCCGGCGTCGATATCTTGAGCCGCAGCGTGCCGCCCGTCGTCGTCGCATTCTGGATCGTCGGGGCTTCCCATGCCTCGCCGGCAGCCAGCGCAACACCGCTTGGAATTGTGATCGTATAAAGCGGAATCTGGCTCAGCGCCGCTCCGTCCGCCCACTCAATCGTTGCCCCGTCCGCCGCATAGAGATAGGCGGGCTGCAGGGCCACGGGCCAGCGGACCTCGCCCACCGTCACCGAACCCGTAACTTCGAGGTCACCCGCGAAACGCACAATCCCCGTGCCGGCATCGATGGTAAACGCGCCGTCTGCGTTGAGGATCAGCGTGACCTGCTCGCCATTAAGGCCGGTGAAGCCCAGCTTCTGGCCATAGGGAATGATCACATCGGCGCGCTTGTCGTGCTTCTGGATCAGTTCGCGCTCGACCTCGTCCCGGTGCTCAAACTCGTTCTGCTGCGTGTAGGCTTTGGAGGGCTCGATCAATACCGCCCCCGCGCCTTGGCCTGCACGCGGTACGCGCCAACCCTGAAATCCTCCGTTCCGCTCTCGGCCCGCAGCTCGATCCGCGCCTGCCGGGCCGTGGTGATGACGCCGACCCGCTCAGCCGCATTGAAGGGGCCAATCGTGTATTCCGTCGCGTTGGGATATTCGCGGGTGTAGAACGTCACCTCGCAATCGCCCTGCGTCAGTTCATCGGGAATGAACTCGTCGATCTGCATCCGGCGTTCGCCCTCGCCAAGCTCCACAGGCCCCGACACCGCCCTGCGGATCGCGCTGTCGAAGGACCAGCCCGTCTCGTGCTTCAACAACGCGCCCGAGCCGTTGACCATCACCGGCCAGTCAAACGCGCCCTCTGGAAATCCACAGAGCCTCGGCAGTTCGGTATGATTCCAGTGCCCTTCGCGGTAGTTGTAGATCGCCGCATGGGAGCACTCGACCGCCCCGCCCTCGGCATCCAGCGTGTCGCCGCTTTCCAGAAGCAGGTCTTCGCCGTTTTCCAACGAGATGTTGGTCACGCGCGGATAGAACCACCAGACCTCGCCAAACTGCGGGAAGTGCTGACACCAGACCTTGTTTCGATAGGTCGTATTGAGGTTGCGGAACACGTCGTCGCTGATCTCGCAGGCCAGCGGCTCGACATAGCCGACATAGCGCCAGAAGCCATTCTGGCCCATCCAGTAGGCCACGCTGTCCACGATGTAGAAGGCGTGCCGGCCGATGATGCCGCAGTTATTGCCGACCCGCTCGATGCCATAGATGTCGGGAAAGCCCTGATAGCGCATCAGGTGCAGGTCGGTGTCCGTCCAGATGAGCCCGCCTGAACGGACCTTGCCCCCGCACATGGCGACGCCTGCGGTTTGCAGGTTGAGGTCGCCCGCCTGGTTCGTGCTGGTTGCGGTCCACGTCGTGCGGTTTTCCTGATCGTTCCATGCGACCCGTCGCGGATCGCCATCGGCCCCGAGGGCTATGATAAAGCGCTCATTGGTAACGAAGATCGCCTTTGCATCGGGTGCGTTCGTGATGGCCGTTGCATCGAGCCCGCCGCGCGGCTGCCACTCATAAATCGTCTGCTCATGGTCATTGCAGGCGACAAGCAGCTCGCCAAAATTGTCGAGCGTCCATGTCGAGCTGTCCGACCCGCTGTCGAAGCCCGATTCCTGCAACAGGGGCTCGCTGCCCTCGGTATCAAGGTCAGTTCCGTCCTCAAGCAGAATGGAGACCGCAGCCGCAGGCGTGATATCGTCCAGCGTCGTGCCGTCATGGGCATAGAGCGATGTCACCGTCCCGAAGGCTGCAAAGCTGTCGCCCTCATTGTCCTTCCACGCATGGGCGGCCCGTGGCGTGCCTGAGAGCGTGCCGGTAAGCCCTGTCTCCCATCCCTTCATCGGCCTGATCTGGCCCTCGAAGAAGCGCACAAGATTGGCGTCATACCAACGCCCTGCGCTCTGGTAGGCTGTGCCGTTCCGGTAGAGGCCGGGCGGCAGGGTGAGCTTCAGGAACATCAGGCGACGAAGCTCGCGCTCGGCTGCGGACGAAGCCCCATGCCGATCACAAATGCCTCCTCGTGCTGGATCTGACGCATCACTTCGCGATAGCGCGGCTCCACCAGCCCGATACGCTCAGGATCGATCAACCGCCGATCCGCATTGATGAGGGCGCCATAGAGATAGGCGTCGGGATGCTTCCGCAGGAGCCAGTTGTAATCATTGTCATTGGTGAGCGCGGTCAACCCGCGCTTGTAGCGGACCCTGACTGTCGTGGTCTGCGCCGGGTAGAACAGCAGCGTTGAGCCCTCAACCGTGTAATAGAACGGCAGTTCGCTCGTGCTGTAGGGATAAAGCCCCTCGAACGTGTCAACGGGGATGTAGATGATCTCGTTGTAGGGCGTCGAAACATTCTTGATCGACGTAATCTGCCGCATTCCCGTGGGGATGGTTGCCGAGCCGCTGGTCACGGACAGAGCCGTATCGACCGACTCCATGTCGCGGGTCCGCAAGACCCGGTTGGCCTCGGCCTCGAACAGGGCGACATACTCAGGGATGCGCGATGTCGTCTCCTCGGCCGGCAGCGTCGTGCCGGGCTTCAGCCATGCAGCGATTGCGGTCTTCAGTTCCGCATAGGTAGAGATGGCCCCGTTATCGTCCTGCACGGGGTCCGTGATGGCCGTGATGGTGACACCACCCGAACCGTCCGCGCTCCAGATGCCATAGATGGCCTGATAGCTTTCAGGAGGCGTCAGGGTCGCGCTGGCGCCGTAGTTGCGCGAGAAGGTATAGCCGCCGATGGATGTCGTCGCAGCCGAGCCCAGCGCCACATAAAGCGTATTGGCGTCGGTGTTCTCCAGCGTGACGGACGTGCGTGTCCCGTCAGCGGCGAGCAAAAGCTGGCTTGTGGCTGCGGAATTGACGGACGTGATGGTGGTGGTCATGCGCTACCCTCAGGACGGAGTCACGGACGCGGAGCCGTCTGCGATGTACCAGGGATCAGCAGCAGCAGAGCCGGAAGCGATCATGATGCGGTTGTTGGTGGTGTCGTAAACCGTGCGACCAGCGGCCTTGCCCGTCGTGTTGATGGCGTTACCAACTGCCGCGATATTGGCAGCCGTCTCGGTCTTGATGACGTTGTAGCCCTGCGCATCGACGATATCGCGCCCGCCGGCGCGGAAAGTGCGCGAGATGTGCAGATCACGGAAGCGGGTGCCAGCCGTAGCGCCGATGTCTGACGCCGCGTCCGTCTCTGCAAGAAGATGATTCTGGACGTAGGTGTTGGCGCCGTACAGGTAAAGGTT